CAAACAACATAGTTTATTGCGTATTACTACCAATATCTAAAGTTTCCCTAAGGACTAACTATGTTATCATTACCTTGCGTAAACTAACCTTCCCTCACGGGTGTTCAGTGTAATGATCTCTATACTTGCGTAAACTACAGAGCACTCTAAAGAGTCTGCTCCCCTTCCATTGGCCAATGGATGTTCAGTTATAGAGGTTTGTCGATTAACTTGTTAGTTAACCAACATTTGGTTTTCTCGTTGATCACGAACCGCATCACAGCGAACAATTGGTAAAAATCCACATTGTTTCTGGTGCCAGAGTTTGTACCAAGGAAGGGGTTTCACCAAAGTGTTACTAGCCTTTCCATGTGCATCTCTCCACAACTTCCCATTAAAGCGCAAAGCTTTCTTGAGTTTAAGTTGTTGGGCCTTTATAAAGATATCCGTCTCATCAAAGTCGTCTAAACGATTTGTGCAGCTCGTTACCATATCTTCCATCTCAAATTCATTATAGTACACATCTGGTAATCTTTTATCACCAGGATCTGATGTTTTCACATCGAATTTGATTTTTGGCACAGGGAGATCACGCCACAGTTTCTCAACCATGTCACAATATACCTCTTGGTTTTCGTGTTCTAAACAAGAACTATCAAGACCATTCTCATGTTGGATAACAGAGAAAGGGAACTCACACAAAACTAAACCGAATGTTTTGGCAATATCCTTTTGTTTTTTATTAATTTCATCATCCAATAGGCATGATTTAAGGAGAGTGAGGCTCTGAGGTCTCTTCTCTTCATAGGTTTGAAATATAACGGAAGCAGCTTTAAGATGCGCTTCTGGAATCTTCTCCCAATAACGTGGTCCTGGATTTAAACCAAGAGCACCTAACCATTTCGGAAGGTAGAATGGGATTCCTGAAAGAATTTCAGATTCTAAAGATTGAGCATTATGACCTCTAAAAAGATAATCTAAATCGTCGTAGGCAAAGTCTAAACCCTTCACCATCTCTTGATGACATTCACCAAGAGTTGCAATCTTTGACACAACCCCTCCAGTGTTCGATCCCTGATCGGAACGGAGAAGGCCCTTTATTAAACCGAAGTTAATGAAAGGTATCTCTTTCATGTACGGATTCATAAAATCCCCACGCGGTGTATAGAAAGTATCTTCGCCATCGTATAGAATAAAAGAACGAGAGTTCATTTCTATAAAACGATCACTAAAGAAAGTCTTCCCAACAGAGTTCTTAAGCCCAATTATGGCGGTTACATCTACCCAAGTATTGAATTCATACAAGGGAAAGCAACAATCATCACCATTAATCAAACCAGGGAAATCAGCTATTCTGATTTCACCCCCATAATCAATTTCAAGAGCCTTACGGCAAACAGTGAAATTGAGAATACATAAAACAACAAAAGAAAGCACTTTACCCATAGGTTGTGCTTCGACTTGAGTCCCAATAAGGTTAATAACCTGATTTCTGTCATTATTTATAAAGCCTCCACGGGATACACTTGGATCTGATCCAGGTAGGTGCATCTCAGGTGAGTCCATATAGTTATAAAGTACAGTGTTATTAACTAAAGAATTTACAGCCAGTTGTGTAAGGTTCTCAGGTAAACCTAAAACTTGACAAATTTCTCGTATGCACACTTCCGTGTATTTTGCAACGAGTTCGTTGGTAGCATCCGCATAGTCACCAGAACAGATCCGCTGTCCCTTAGCCAACACGTGAATCCTTTCCAAAAGATGTTCCTCCGTAAGTGGAGTTCCAGTAACAGCAAAACACTTATGTTTTAGCAATTGTTTACTGAGATACTTTTGGAGTGGCTTCAAAATCCAGGTTTCCATAGCGTTCGCAGTGGAAATTCCCCTAACCTTAAAGGCTTCTAAGAGACCTACCAATTTCATGGAGGACCCCTTTCGAAGGCATTCATCAACGTAGTCGGAAATATCAAGGTCAGTGCCGAGATTCTCAAAATTGTTTGAAATTTCAAGATATTCTACTGATCTTAATTCACCATTACTTTTTAATGTATCCATCTCAATATGTTCTTCGCTATTCATAATAGGAGAACGAACCAGAGGGTTTTCTTCACCCGTATGATTACAATGATTGAGAGGTATTGGATCTTTTAGCATTCCAACTTTCTTCCGTATAGTCAACTCACGAGGGTACTGAGGAATAGTCTCCTTGACGATAGTCATACTACCACCATAAGAAACCTTATTCTCAACACAAGAGGACAGGGAGGGAAAGTGTCTATACTTAGGTTCGTAAGATTTACAGCCCTGCATAACCTCCTTAACAGAACGAATTACTTCAAGTTCCATCAGGGCGGGATTTAAAATGGTCTCAGTATTTAGCCGAGTATTTCTAATCACAGTATCACCTTGTATAGGTTTTGGTTGTGTAAATTTACGAAAAGTACCTAAATTTGACTCATGTGCCATCATAGGAGATGGTCGATCAGCACCTTTCTTGACACCTCGACAGAGAGTATCAATAAAGGACATCACGAAAAACCGCGAATCATAACCAGTTTTAACTTTAAGAGTATAAAACCAGTTATCGAACTGTTTATCAAATATAAACTTG